GAAAGCGCCTCAAAAATCATTGAAGGATTGGGGCGACCAAAAATGGAGAACCAAAAGTGGTAAAAAATCTTCTGACACTGGTGAAAGATACCTTCCAAGCGCTGCGATCAAAAGTCTCAGCCCTACTGAGTACGCTGCGACGACCAAAGCCAAGCGTGCAGGAAAAGCCGCCGGAAAACAATTCGTAGCCCAACCTAAAACAATTGCAAAGAAAACAGCAGGCTTTAGATAATGGCTTCTACCTCAGGACTCTCTACTTTTAACCTAGACTTCAACGAAATCGTTGAGGAAGCGTATGAGCGGGCGGGTCTTGAGGTTCGTACTGGCTATGAGTTTCGTACCGCACGCCGGTCCTTCAACATGCTTACGATTGAATGGGCTAACCGTGGCATCAATTTATGGACTATTGAGCAAGGCCAATTCGTAATGAATACAGGGCAGGGCGTCTATGCTTTGCCTAGTACTACGATTGATCTCTTGGATCAGGTTATCCGTACACAGGCTACTACGCCTAATCAGATTGATATCAACATCAGTCGTATCTCTGAGTCAACGTACTCAACGCTGCCAAACAAGTTGTCGCAAGGCCGTCCTATTCAGGTGTGGATTAACCGGCAGTCTAATGAGAGTTATTTGTCTACGGCAACGGTAGCGGCTACAGTGTTATCAACAGATACAACTATTACCCTCAGTTCAACAGTGAGCCTACCAGCTACAGGATTTATCACAATTGGTACAGAAACAATCTACTACGCTAACGTCAGCGGTAATCAATTACTTAATTGTTATCGTGGTCAGTACAACGGCGTCACTAATACAACTGCCGCTGGTCATGCAATTGGCGCAGCCGTAACGGTCAATAACCTCACGTCTGTAAACGTGTGGCCTACGCCTAACTCTCCTGGCGATCAGTATGTGTTTGTGTACTGGCGCATGCGCCGTATGCAAGACGCTGGTAACGGCGTTAACGTGCAGGACATCCCATTCCGGCTGATTCCGTGCGTGGTAGCTGGTCTAGCCTATTATGTTGGTTCTAAACGCCCTGACGTGCCTATGGAGCGTATTGTGATGCTTAAAGCCGCTTACGAAGAACAATGGACGTTAGCGTCGCAGGAAGACCGCGAGAAAGCTCCTGACCGTTATGTCCCAAGACAGTCGTTCTACAGGTGATGCATGCCAAGTAGATATTCCTCAGGCAAGTATGCAATTGCTCAGTGTGACCGCTGTGATGAGCGATTCATGCTTAAAGACCTGAAGAAAGAAATTATTAAGACACGCCTGTTTAATTTAAAGGTGTGCCCTGAATGCTGGGATCCTGATCAGCCTCAGTTGCAGTTGGGTATGTACCCTGTGGATGATCCACAAGCTGTACGAGAGCCGCGTCCTGATGTAAGCTATACACAGTCGGGAACTAGCGGTTTACAGATCTTGCAAACTAACAGTACTGCGCCGGATGGGTTTGGGTTTCCAAACCAAGGCAGTCGGGACATCCAGTGGGGATGGAATCCTGTAGGGGGTTCAAGAAGTTTTGACGATCCTTTAACACCAAATTACTTGGTGTTAAACATAGAAGTTGGTACAGTTACCATATCGACAACATAAGGAGCTTAATATGGACAAAGCAGATTTGAAACAAGACAAGAAGATGATGGCTGGAGCCGTGCATAAGCATGAGAAAAAGCTGCATCCAGGTCAGCCTATGACTAAGTTTGCCAAAGGCGGTAAGACTAATGCTCAGATGAAATCTCTGGGTCGTGGTCTGGCTAAAGTGGCTAACCAAAAGAAATCATCTTTCACCTATAAAAAAGGCGGTTGATATGGCTAAATTCAGTCAGAAACAAGGCGGTAAAGAAGTCGGTAATGCCGAAGTCTATGCTCCTCCACACACCATGGATGGTGGTAAAGTTGAGCTGGGTAACGGCTACAGCGGTGCTAAGCCTACTCGCGCAGACACAGTAAACATGTCAGTCGGTAACATTAACCGTGATGGTTACAACCCTGATGTAAAGACAACTGGTATCAAAACTCGCGGTAATGGCTGCGCTACTAAAGGCACGATGGCCCGAGGACCGATGGCATAAATATGAACTACGTCGAATTGTTCAGCACTATTGAGTCGTATACGGAGAATAATTTTCCGGATATTACTCTGTCTAATGGGTCAACAAACACGACCACTGAGCAGATCAATCGGTTCATAGAACAAGCTGAACAGCGTATCTATAACAATGTTCAGTTTCCGTCTCTTCGCAAGAACATGACGGGCAACATCACGGCGGGTAACAAATACCTCAAAGCACCGGATGACTACCTTGCCACATACTCTTTGGCGGTAATTGATGCGTCTGGTAACTATGAGTATTTGCTTAACAAAGACGTTAACTTTATTCGTCAGGCGTACCCTAACCCCACTACAGATGTTGGTATCCCAAGGTACTATGCGTTGTTTGGCCCTTCTGTTCAGAGCGGCGTCATTACAAACGAATTAACGTTTATCCTTGGCCCAACACCTAACACTGGATATACGGCGGAGTTGCATTTTTACTACTACCCCGTGTCTATTGTGCAAGCAGTAATCTCATCTTTTGGGACGCTTACAGGCGGTTCTGGATATACAAATGGCGTGTATTACAACGTGCAATTAACTGGCGGTAGCGGCACTGCGGCTTATGCTGATATCACTGTAAGTGGCGGCGCTGTAGTAGCAGTTGTTATTCGCAACGGCGGATGTCTCTATAAAGTTGGAAATGTGCTTTCAGCAGCTGTAGCAAATATTGGTGGTACTGGGACTGGGTTTTCTGTTCCCGTAGCTACAGTTACAAACGTAACCGGTACTTCATGGCTTGGTGATAACTTTGATACGGTGCTTTTGTATGGTACTTTAGTTGAAGCTTACACTTTCATGAAGGGTGAAGCAGACATGATTGCTCTGTATAACCAAAAATACATGGAAGCTCTTGCGCTGGCTAAACGTCTGGGTGATGGTATGGAACGTCAGGATGCGTATCGTTCTGGTCAATATAGACAGGCGGTGACCTGATGGCTATTCAACAAGGCGCTACTGATGCGTTTGCAACGGGCCTGATGAATGGGGTGTATAACTTCACCACAGACTCGTTCAAGATCGCTTTATACACAGGCGCAGCATCGTTGGGTCCTAACACGGCTGTCTATACAAGCGCAAATGAAGTTGTAGCTACAGGCTACACTGCTGGCGGTATAGCGCTACCTGTTTCTGTTACGCCTACTTCCGCAAACAACACAACGTATATTTCATTTTCCAACGTAACTTGGAATGCGGCTTTAACTGCTAGTGCGGCTTTAATCTATAAGTCTGGTAGCGGTAACCCAACTGTATGTGTTTTAGATTTTGGTTCAGCAAAAACATCAACAACTACTTTTACAATACAGTTTCCAACCGCAAACAGTTCAGACGCGATTATTCGCATCACATAAGGAGAAAACATGGCATTGGTCACAACCACTAAAGGCGAAATGGACGAATCTCTTCTTGAGAAAAAAGAAGGTTTCATTGATAATGACAACGAATACACAACATGGGTTGAATACTGGCATGAAGGTGAACTTGTTCACCGCTCTGCTCATGTCGCCCTAAAACAATCCGTAACACTAGCTGCTGAAGCGGCATCTTTTACTTAAGGAGCCTAACATGGCAAATACCCAAGCAATGACAACAAGTTTTATGGGCGAGTTAATGACCGCAACCCATAACTTTGGCACTGCCCCCGTTCGTGCAACTGGCGCAACTGACGCATTTAAAGCGGCTTTGTATTTAACAACGGCTACATACAACGCGTCTACCACTGCTTATTCAGCTACCAATGAAGTATCTGGTACTGGCTATTCTGCGGGCGGTGTTGCGGTTACATTTGGCACACCCCCAACAGCGACCAATAGCTCTACAACTGCGGGTGTTGCATTTGTTACGCCTTCAGCTAGTATTACTTATACCGGCGTAACATTGTCTACAGCTTTTGATGCCGTGTTGATTTACAACTCAACACAAAGCAATAAAGCAGTGAGCGTCCATACCTTTGGTTCACAAACAATTACCGCTGGTACGTTTACTTTAACAATGCCTGCGAATACAACTTCGACTGCTTTGATTCGTTTGGCTACAACCTAATAGGGCCGGTGGGGTAACTCACCGGAGTAGCCATGTTCGGTATCTCCGCATTTGCCGAAGCGCCGTTCGCCTCGCTTGCGGGGCAGACGATAGTCCTTCCTCTTACTGGCGTTCAGGCATCTGGCACGGTAGGAACAGTCACGGGCGATATTACCGTTGCCTTGACAGGAGTTTTAGCTTCTGGCGCGGTTGATACTGTAGTAAGTGTTGAGTCTTTAGCTCTTAGTGGAGTTGAAGCATCTGGTGCAGTTGGCACTGTTACGGTAGCAGATAGAAATATTGCGCTGACTGGGGTTGAAGGTACAGGTAGGATTGGCGACGTTGTTGGGGATAGCGTTGTTGCCCTAACAGGTGTTTCAGCTTCTGGCGCGGTTGGGGATGTAGTATTTACTAAAACCGAGGCGTTAACCGGTGTTGTAGCTACAGGCGCAGTTGGTGATGTAACACTTGCGGGCACTACGGCTCTGACTGGAGTTCAGGCTTTAGGTGCGGTAGGCGATGTTTCTGATTCAAGCAGTGCAGACGAGACAGGCGTTTTAGCGATAGGTTCAGTTGGTAACGTATCTGTAGGCAGTATCACAGTCGCGTTAACAGGAGTTGAATCTTACGGCGATGTTGGCTCGATTGGTGTTGCGGGTGTTGAAGCTGGTTTATCACACGTTGAGGCTAATGGATCTGTTGGTACAGTTAGCGTAGATGAACGTTTTATTGCTCTTACTGGAGTTTCAGCCACTGGCGCGGTAGGTAACATTGAACGACTTGAAGAGTCCGCAATTACGGGTGTTGATGCCCAAGGCGCGGTAGGTAGTGTTAGCGTAGCCGCAGTATCTGTGGCACTGTCCGGAGTTAGTGCTTCGGGCGCGGTTGATACTTTAGGCGTTTTACACGAGAATGCGCTTGTTCTTCAGGCTGGTTGGGGTTCTGGAACTTGGGGTGAGTATGGTTGGGGTGAAGGCCCAGCAGATACGATGCTTATTGGTGGTAGTGTTGGGTCAGTTGTACCCGGCAAAGTTGCTGCTATAACGGGTGTAGAAGCTAGAGGATTTGTTGGTACATTTGGCGTTATCCACATTAATGGATTACTGGGTGTACTGGCGCAGGGATATGTTGGAAATGTTTCTAATTATTTCTGGACAACTATTGATGACAATCAGATTCCGGACTGGCATAATATCAACGACTCCGATACTGCAAGTTGGGTATTGATTGAAACGGAAGATGCGTAGTATGAGTAAGGATGCAATATGGCTCTAGTATTAGCAGATCGCGTTAAAGAAACCACTACCACGACTGGTACGGGTATGGTGACTCTGCTTGGAGCTTCTACAGGTTTTCAATCTTTTGCTGTTATTGGTAATGCCAATACAACTTATTACACAATTGCATCCCAAACTGGTAATCAATGGGAAGTAGGTGTTGGTACATACGGCTCATCTGGTACAACATTATCTCGCACCACAGTATTGTCTAATAGCGCGGGAACTCAACCTTCTGCATTAGATTTTGCGGCTGGCACAAAAGACGTGTTTGTAACGTATCCAGCAGGGTACGCTGTGGCTGCTACTAATGTTGGGACATCAGGTCAAGTACTTGTGTCAAATGGTACGGGTGTAGCTCCTACATTCCAAACATCCACAGCGGCGTCAAAAGCGTATGCGCAAGCAATGCGTATCTTGGCTATTTAAAGGAACGATATGGCAGTAACCAATTTCTCCCCCCTCCTTGGTCTGGCACTGCCGACTACGGGAGACTTGTCTGGTACGTGGGGTAGCGTAGTTAACGTCTCCATTACTGACTTGATTGACTCGTCAATTGCTGGTACAACAACCCTTAGCGCAGATACCGACGTTACGCTTTCAACCACTAATGGCGCAGCTAATCAAGCTCGTGAAGCCATTATCTTGTGGACTGCCAGCAATGGCGCAACTACACGTAACATTACAGCCCCTGCCCAAAGCAAAACGTATATCGTTATCAATGCTGGTACAGGCTCTGTTGTTATTCGGGGTTCTGGCCCTACAACGGGTGTCACAATTCCTTCCGGCGCTCGTGCTATGGTTGCATGGAACGGTAGCGATTTTGTAAAGATTGTCAGCAACCCCGTATCTCTTACTACTGATGTGACTGGGCTTCTTCCAGTGGCAAATGGTGGTACAGGTACAGCAACACCAAGTATAGTGGCGGGTTCAAACGTAACTGTTACCGGAACATGGCCTAATCAAACAATTGCTTCAACGGCAAGTGGCGGTGTTTCCTCTGGTAAGTCTATTTCTTTTGCAATGATCTTCGGTTTCTAAGGAGCTATAAATGGCCAATCCAAATATTGTCAACGTCACCGCCATTTATGGCACGACAACTTATCTTGCGCCTGCTAACACTACAGCCAATGTGCTGTTGTCAAATGCAGCATCTTCTGGTCTGGTCTATAAGATCAATCAGATCGTATGCGCAAACGTTACGGGTTCTGCGGCTAACGTTACAGTGAGCATCGACAACGCTGCCGCTGGCGCTGGTACAGATTTCCCAGTTGTATCAGCAGTGTCTGTTCCAGCTAATGCGTCATTGATCGCAGTGGATAAGACTACGGCTATCTACTTGATGGAGAACCAATCCATCGTTGTGACTAGCGGTACAAGCTCTGCTATCTCATATACTATTAGCTACGAATCCATCGCTTCTTAATCGGGGGTAACCCATGTCGATGCGTCATCAAGCTGGTATAGTTTTACCGGGGTACAACGCCCTGAAGGTTGCTAACGCCCCTACGATTGGCACTGCTTCTGCAACAAGCGGAACAACGGTGTCTGTGCCATTTACTGCGCCAGCTTGTACTGGTGGTGGCGCTATTTCTTCGTATAGAGCATACGCAAATTGTGGCATATTGGCTAATACAGGGGCTTCGTCCCCAATTGTGGTTTCTGGCTTAACTGCTGGCACAGCATATACATTCAGAGTTGTTGCTACAAATGCGTTTGGCCCAAGCTACCCAAGCGCGGCATCAAATAGCGTTACACCTCCAATCTCAAGTTCGCAGTCATACACATCTAGTGGCCAATACACATGGGTTGCCCCTGCTGGGGTTACTTCAGTATCTGTTGTAGCAATTGGTAGAGGTAACGGCGCAAACGGAACTAAAGGTGGTGCTGGTGGTGGATTAGGATATAAAAATAATATTGCTGTAACGCCCGGCAGTTCTTACAGCGTAGGTGTTGGATACTCTAGTTGTGGTTCATTTTTCTGCTCTATTGCTTTAGTTAGAGGTAGAAACGCCACAGTTTCCGGCGGATGCGGAGTTGGCGGAACCTATGTTGGCGATGGTGGGGGTAATGGCGGCAATACTACGAGTTATGGTGGTGGTGGCGCAGGCGGGTATTCTGGAAACGGCGGCGCAGGATCGACAAGTTCATACCAAGCTAGTGGCTCCGCCGGGTCTGGCGGTGGCGGTGGCGGTGGCGGTTCTCGTGGCGGTAATGGAAGTGCTGGCGGTGGCGGTGGTGGTACAGGTTTATTTGGGCAAGGCTCTAACGGCACTGCCGGAGTAGGCGGAGACGGTGTGTGTGGAGGCGCTGGAGGCGGTGGTGGTGGCGGAAGTTCAGGTGGTAGTGGTGGTAACGCCATAATCAACAACTCTTGTCAATACTCTTCGTCCGCCGGTGGGGGCGGTACTTATGGTGGTGGCGCTGGAGGCGCTCAATACGGTTCTAGTACTTGTGGTAATAGTGGCGCAGTCCGCATCGTCTGGCCCGGCAACACCAGAACCTTCCCATCAACTTGTGTTGGAGCACCTTAATGCCTAATTTTTCTGGAATTTGGACAGTCACCCAGCAGATGCAAGCAAAGGGTGCAAGTACATGGCCAGCAGTGCCGGGTGCGCCTACGATTGGTACAGCCACGGCGGGATCGTCTTTGTGTGCTTCAGTAACATTTACTGCGCCTGCTTGTACAGGTTACCCTTCTGGGGGTATTACGGGGTATCGTGTTATCTCAACTCCGGGCTGTTTATCAAACACTGGCGCATCTTCTCCAATTGTTGTGTCCGGTTTGACTGATGGCGCTTCTTACACATTTAAAGCCCAAGCAACAAATGCGGCTGGATATGGCCCATTGAGTGCGGCAAGTAATTCAATTACTGCGTCTAGCGCGGGTTCTTCAGCATACCTTACTGCGGGCACATTTACTTTTGTAGTACCGTCAGGTGTTACTTCTGTATCCGCTGTGGTAGTTGGCGGTGGCGGTGGTGGAGCAGGATTAAATCCCGGCAATCCATGTTTACCTTTCTACGGCCCTCCAAAAAGATACGGTGGTGGTGGCGGAAGTTTACGTTGGCAAAATAATATATCAGTTACGCCCGGTGAGTCTTTAACTGTAGTAGTCGGAGGCGGCGGTAGTGGTGGCGCTAATGCTAGTGGTAGCGCAGGGGGTCAAAGTTATTTTATTTGTACTACTGGTGCTAGATTTGTACGCGCACCGGGCGGTGCTGGTGGAACCCGGGGGGGTTCCCCAACTGCAAGAACTGGGGCTGGCACATCGGCGGGCACTGGTTCTGGGGGCGGCGGCTTTGGTGGTGGTAGTAGAAAAGGTACAGGATGTTTTTCTTGTAATGGTAATAGTGGCGGCGGCGGCGCTGGTGGCTATCAACCGTGTTGCGGAACTGCTGGATGTGGACAAGGCGCATCATCATTCTCCGCTGGCGCAAATGGTGCTTTTGGCGGTGGCGGTGGCGGCGGTGGATTTGGTAATACCTGCTGTACTCCCGGCGGCGGCGTTGGTGTTTTACTTGGACAAGGTTGTAGCGGCGCTGGCGGTTCTAGCGGTTCTGTGGCAGGTAAAGGCGGTTCTGGCGGCTGTAACGGTACAGGAATTACCGGTGGTTTGTATGGTGGTGGCGGTTCTGGTACTGTATATAACCCCGGTTTTCAAAATGGTGGCCCCGGCGCACGAGGCGCAGTCCGTATTGTGTGGCCCGGAACGGTGCGTTCATACCCATCTACTTGCGTAGGAAGTCCATAATGAGTATCAGACAATACCCCGGCGGTGTTATCACCAAGAACCCAACAGCCCCAACTACAACGGTAGCCAAGGGTATCTGGACGCTTGACCAAGCACAGAATTACATCAAGCAAGGCACTTGGCCTCGTAGTCCCGGTGCGCCTACGATTGGTACAGCTACGGTTTCTGTGCTGACTGCATCCGTTCCTTTTACTGCACCCACTGACACGGGTAGCGTGGCTATTACGAATTACATTGCAACATCAACTCCCGGCGGTGTTACAGGTACAAGTGCATCTTCACCTATCAGCGTGACAGGCTTGTCTGCAAATACTTCTTACACATTTCAAGTTCAAGCGATTAACGGCGCGGGCACAGGCGGTCAAAGCGCGGCATCAAATAGCATAACAACAGCTAACGTGCCGGGCGCACCAACAATTGGTACAGCCACGGCTACTGGGTCTTCTACTGCGACAGTTGCATATACTGCGCCAGCAAGTGATGGCGGTTCTGCAATTACGTTGTATACAGCTACATCATCACCCGGCGGCATTACAGGAACACTTGCAACAGCAGGTTCCGGGACAATTACTGTTTCTGGTTTAAGCCCAGTAACGGCTTATACATTTACTGTAACAGCTACTAACGCTATTGGCGTAAGTGCGGCAAGCGCGGCAAGTAATAGCATTACGACATCAGCCGCCGCAGGACAAGAAGCCTTTACAACATCTGGCACATACACATGGGTTGCTCCTACTGGAGTCACATCTGTATCTGTAGTCGCTGTTGGTGGTGGTAAAAATAAGAGTGGTTGTACTTCTGGTGGCGGCGGCGGTGGCTTAGGATGGAAAAACAATGTAACTGTATCTCCCGGTACTGGCTATACAGTAGTTGCAGGTGCGCAAATGCAGGATTCATATCTTGTAGTTGGCGGGTCATCAGTAGCAATAGGCTACGGCGCTACTTCTGGAAATGGTGGAGGTTTTTTTGGAGATGGCGGCGGTAATGGCGGTCAGGGCAACCAAGGCGGCGGCGGCGCTGGTGGCTATTCTGGTAATGGCGGCGCTGGTGGAAGTGGTGGCAGTGGTAGTAGTGGCAGTGGCGGCGGCGGCGGTGGAGGGCGTAATTTTGACGGTGAAGGCGGCGGCGGTGGCGGCGGCGTAGGTATTTTAGGGCAAGGGGCTAGTGGTGCTGGTAGTAGCACTGCTGGCGGTGGTGGTGGTTCAGGAGGAGAGTGCGGCGCAAACCCAGCTAGTAATGGACGCGGTGGCGCTTATGGTGGCGGTGCTGGTGGCAATGTATCAAACAATACTGGCGGTCGCGGAGCAGTGCGTATTATTTGGCCCGGCACAACTCGTCAATTCCCATCAACGAATACTGGTAATGTTTAATTAGGAGTAACAAATGAACCTTTATATTGAAACTGAAAACGGCGTAATCAAGAATCACCCTGCTTTTGAGGACAACCTCATCCAAGCGTTTGGTGCAGTCCCCGCACACTGGGAACCATTCATTCGTGTTGAGCGTCCTACGCTTGGCGTGTACGAAGTTATGACCGCAGACGAACCCACCTATGAAAAAGTAGATGGTGTCTGGACTGATGTTTGGGCGGTACGCGATATGACTGCCGAAGAAAAGACTGCCAAACAACAGGCTGTTATTACTACGTTCAACTCTCGTGAGCAAGCTGAAAATTGGTCTGCATGGACTTTTGATGAAGTTATTTGCACGATGGTTCCCCCAATCCCACGTCCTGAACCTGTTGAAGGTAAATTGGTAATGTGGTGTGGCGCAGACGCAAACTGGAAAGAAGCTCCAGCACGTCCTGTTGATGACAATCAATATAAATTCGATTTCCTTGCTTGGCAGTGGGTTCAGGTTGTAAACTGATAGCCCAACCAACAAGGAGAGAACCATGGCAAAGACCGCCACTAAGAAGTCAAAACAAAAAGTATGCAAAGCCGCTGAGTCAGTGGCTCAAGTTGTCCTACAAACACAGCTTCAAGTTGCGTATCACTTCCCGTGCCCTATTTACATTATTGAGCGGCCTGACTTCTTGGAGGCAGTTAATACTGTCTCTGAGGAATTTCTCGACGTTGCTAAAAAAGAACGTGACTTAAACGAAATTTATCCTGTCTACATGACGCAAAACTTCTTTGGCGACCCTCGCATGGCAGGGTTCTCTGAGTTTGTCGGCGCTACTGCTTGGAACATTCTTAATGAGCAGGGCTACGCCATGCAGGACAAAGCGGTGCAGTTCACAGAGATGTGGACACAAGAGCACCACAAGCACTCGGCAATGGACGCACACGTTCACGGCTTTGGTTCACAGATCGTAGGCTTTTACTTCCTTGAGACACCAGAAGATTGTTCTCGCGTAGTCTTTCATGATCCCCGTGCAGCCAAGGTGCAGATTGACTTACCAGAACAAAACATAAGTGCCGCAACACCTGCCAGCAAAGCAATTAACTTCACGCCCAAACCCGGCATGATGATCTTTGCAAACTCATGGTTGATGCACTCGTTTACGCGTCATGCCGCAGAACTTCCTATCAAGTTTGTGCATTTCAATTTGACAGTGATCCAGCAACAGCAAGCCTGTGCGTTGCCACCAGCGGCTGAAATCGTATGAACACGTACCAGATTCGGTTCAACAAGTCTCGCGGACAAGCTGGGCGCGGTTCAATGGATCACGTCTGGCGCGTCTTTGAAAACGGCAGGGAACTTCTGTTCAAGAACCTCGACATCACAGTCCCCATCAAGAGCGAGAAAGACGCTAACGGGGTTGACTACAACATCATTTGCCAAGGCTACATGACAATTGATCGAGAGACATCGACAGCAGTCATAACAGCCAAGGTGAAAGTGCCAGAGCCAGCATAATGCGAGACTGGGCTGAAGCATTGATTGCGGCGGCCTGTATGGTGGCCTTCGTTATCTTTGGCACGTACATAATTGCATGGAGCATGGTGTGAAATGGAACTTGAGTATTACACTAAAATTATTGGCGCAGTAACTGCTTCAACTGCCATGATTGGTGGCGGCTATACGCTTGCTGACAAGTTTGGTGTATTCCATAAAGACATCCTCAAGTGGTCACCAGAACATTTCCAAATATCTGATGCACCTGCAAACGGTGAATTTAAGGTTGTGGTGGCTCGGCAAAAGATTAGGGATAACTGCGAAGTTACGTCATTCAAGTTAGAGGTGCGGGATTCTGAGTTGGTTGTACATCCAGCCAAGCCTAGCATTGCCACGTTTTCAGGACCAGCCAGTGACACGGTGGATAAGTTTGGGTATAAGTTCAAGCTTGACACTACTTCACAAGTGACACCCGGCGTTGCTACTTTGATGGCGCACATCAAATACAAGTGCCCAGAAGGTGAAGTCATTGTGAACTACCCGTCGCACAAAAATCTAATGTTTACGATTAAGGAATCCAATGTTTGAAGTTCTAGGTGGTGGTATTTTGGGCGGGGTCTTTGGCGGTATCTTCCGTCTGGCCCCTGAAGTCTTAAAGTTCTTTGACAAGAAGAACGAACGCCTTCATGAGATGGCAATGTTTAGCCGTCAGTGCGAGTTGGAGCAAATCCGTGGGCAGCAGAAGTTAGCCGAGATTGGCGCTCAAAGAGAAGCTGCAATTGACGTGGGTGTCATGGATGCCTTCAATGCCGCGATCAATCAGCAAGCCGAGATGGTTAAAGCTGCGGGTGGTTGGGCGGCTAGTCTGTCTGCATCTGTGCGTCCAGTCGTGACCTACTGGATACTGTTTGTCTGGTCTTTTGTACACGTTTGGTTTGCATGGAACGCATGGCTTGCTGGTGCGCCAGCGGTAGAAGTATTTAAGACCATGATGTCGCCTGACTTCTCAGCCCTGCTGTCTGGGACTATTAACTATTGGTTCCTTGATAGAACTCTGAAGCAACGTGGCATATGAACCTAGAACTAGCCGCAGAATTATGTCGCCGGTTTGAAGGCTATCGGGCCAAGCCGTACCTTTGTCCGGCTAATGTAGCCACGATTGGGTATGGCTCTACTTACTACGCTGATGGGCGCAAGGTAACTTTAGAAGACGCGCCAATGGATGAACCTACGGCGCGGGCGCTTTTGATGATTGAGCTTGAACACACTTACTTACCTGGAGTTCTGCGTAACTGCCCCGGCCTTCTTATCGATGAGCGCAAGTGCAACGCCATCGTGGACTTTGCCTACAATTGCGGGATTGGGCGCTTGCAAACAAGCACGTTAAAGAGGAAAATCAACGCCAATGATTGGGAAGGGGCCAAGGAACAACTAATGCTCTGGACTAAAGGTGGCGGCAAGGTTTTGCCGGGCTTGTTAAAACGCCGCACGGCTGAGTGCGCTCTACTGGACTGACCAATGCCATTACAAAAAATTCTGTTTAAGCCGGGCGTCAACCGGGAAAATACTCGCTACACCACTGAAGGCGGCTGGTACGAGTGCGACAAGATTCGTTTCCGTCAGGGCAATCCAGAAAAAATTGGTGGCTGGACTGCGTTTGCTTTTGGTACGTTCCAAGGCGTGTGCCGTTCTTTGTGGAATTGGGTGACGCTTGCTGGCGAGAATTTAGTTGGTGTTGGCACTAACTTGTATTTTTATATTCTTAACGGTGGCGCTTACTACAACATCACACCTATTCGCAAGACAGTCACTTTAACTAACCCTTTCACTGCAACTTTAAGTTCAAGCGTTATATCAATTGCTGAGGTAGACCATGGCTGCGTCAATGGAGATTCTGTTATTTATAGCGGAGCGGGTATTGTTGGGCTAGGCGGTAACATTACAGCGGCTGTATTAAAAGGCACTTTTCAAGTTACGGTTGTAGATAACGATAACTATACTATTACTGTCTCCGCCACTGCAAATGCGACCGATGTGTCTGGCTCTCCCGGTGGCGGCACAGTCATAACGCAATACGAAGTTAACACTGGAAACTCTTACCAAGTGCCGCTAACAGGCTGGGGCGCAGGTCCTTGGGGTGGCGGCACATGGGGTAACGGAAAAGCAGTTGCCACGTCTCTTTATATTTGGAACCAACAAAACTTTGGCGAAGATTTAATCTACGGCCCTCGTGGGCAAGGACTCTATTACTGGAGCGCTAACGTAGGTTACTCTGCTATTCAAAGCACAATCAGTATTGCTTCTCCCGGCGTTATAACTCTGCCTACTGGATTCTCTTTCCCTAACGGTACAACGATTTCGTTTACTTCTACAGGCGCACTGCCTACTGGCTTGTCCGTTGGAACTGTTTATTTTGTAGTGAATTCTTCAGGCGGCACATTTAATGTGTCCACAACAATTAACGGCTCGCCAATTACTACTTCCGGTAGCCAGTCTGGTCTTCAATTTATTTCTGCTAAAGGTATCAACTTAGCTGATGCAGGGGATGACGATACGCCTATCTACCAGAACAGTCTTATTGTTTCTGATACTTCTCGTTTTGTTCTTGTATTTGGTACAAACGACTACGGCAGCACCATCCTCAATCCAATGTTAATTCGGTGGTCTAGTCAAGAAGACCCTTACACATGGACGCCTTCAATTACTAACCAAGCCGGTAGTATTCAGCTTTCGCACGGCTCTGAGATTGTTACTGCTATCCAGACACGCCAAGAGATTGCGGTGTTTACTAACACGGCCTTGTACTCGATGCAGTATGTCGGGCCTCCGTTTGTGTGGAGTTCTCAATTACTTGGCGATAACATTTCTATTGCAGGCCCCAACGCCGTAGCTCTTGCTTCTGGTGTGGTGTACTGGATGGGCGTTGATAAATTCTATATGTACGATGGTCGTATACAGACACTTAACTGTGACTTGCGCCGCTACATTTTCCAAGACTTTAATGCTCTACAGTCTCAGCAGGTATATGCAAGTACCAACGAAGGCTTTAATGAAATTTGGTGGTTTTACTGCTCTGCTAACTCAAACGAAATTGATCGCTATACAGTCTACAACTATCTTGAGCGCGTATGGTATTACGGCACGATGGGTCGCACTGCGTGGTTAGATTCTGGCTTACTACCATATCCTATCGCTACAACTTATAACGGCAAGATTGTCCAGCATGAAGACGGCGTGGATGACGCGGAGAACCCAGATAACCCACTACCGATTGCAGCAAATATCTCCTCGTCTGAGTTTGATATTGGAGACGGACATAACTTTGGTTTTGTGTGGCGTATCCTGCCTGACCTGACGTTCTCTGGTTCTTCTAGCTTTACAACACCCCAAGTCACTATGACTTTGTATCCGCTACAAAATTCAGGTTCTGGCGTTAGTAGCACTGCTTCTGCTTCAGTTGTTAAGAGTTCTACGTATGTTATTACTGAGCAATTTACAGGACAGGTTTACACCCGTGCTCGTGGCCGTCAGTTGATATTTAAGATTTCATCTGCTGACTTAGGTACAACATGGCAGCTTGGTGCGCCCCGTATCGACATCCGTCAAGACGGTAGGAGATAAACCATGGGGATGCTTCAGAATCAGAATGCGCCTAACGTACCTGCCGCTCCAGCGCAGTATGACCAAGGGTTCATGAATCAGTACACCAACGTTCTGAGGCTGTTCTTTAACCAAATTAACGCAATCCAACAACTTAATTTGGCGCGGTTAAATTTAGACTTAGGCACTTTACCTACCGATGCAGATTACGTTAACTTGCGGTATGGAGATGTTTACAGAGATACCGAAGGCGGGACCTTGCATGACGGAACTAACGTACTGCGTATCAAAGTACCGGGCAGCATGACTGGCGTTTCTGCTTCTGGTGCAGTTGGATCGGTCAGTGCTACAAAAACAATACCATTAACAGGCGTCTCTGGCACTGGCGCAGTTGATACAGTTACTCCATAATATCGACATTAATAACCTAGAGCAAATACATGGACATCGACGCTATTAGTAAAAACCCTAAGTACAAGAAGGTTGATCTTGACTATGTGGAGTTTGTCGAAGTAGACGACATCTGGGTTCGTTCTTATACGATTCCAAAGTCTAAAACTGTTTTATCTCAACATGTCCATACTCATCCTCATCTGACGTTGATATCGCATGGTGCTGTAGAAGCTTGGCAAGATGGCGAGTCTATGGGGCGCTTTGATGCCCCTGCTGTTATTACAATCCCTGCGGGCAAGAAGCACGCATTCATGGCGCTGACGGATAACGTGGCGTTGTGCTGTTTACATAATCTTCGCGGCACAGGACTAGAGTCGCCAGAAATCAAGGAGTTTTAATATGCCAATGCTTGCTATATTTGCTGAAGAAGCCGCTCTTGCTTTAGCGTCTGAGCTTGCCCCCTATGCGGCTGGTGAAGCTGCCCTAGCTGCAAGTTCAGTCCTTGGTGCAGAAGCTCTTATGGGTCTTGGCGCTGAAGCATTAGGCGCTGGTGCGATGGGTGGGGCAGAGGCTGCTCTTGGCGCAGAAGCTATGGCTGCTAACGCTGCGTCTGGTGGCGCTGGTGCTGGCGCTGCTGGTATTAACGCGGCTCAAGTTGCGGCTCAACAAAACGCTGCTATGCAGCTGGCTAACTCTGGCATTACTGGTATCCCTGAAGCGCTGTCTCCTGCTCAACAAGCTTATATGGAAGCTTCTACCGCTGCTAACAGCCCCGGTATTACTCAAGGAGTTAAGCCACTACCCGCATATAGCAACGCATTTCCAGCTTATGAAGGTGTAGCCACTTCTCCCGTACCTGGCTTTCAACCAACGCCAGGTTTTGAAGGCGCTACTGCGGGTCCTCAAGGCGCAAGTCCTGGATTTTTTAATCCTACTCAAGCGCCCGGCCAAGGCCCGTTGCAGTATCAATTGAATGCTCCTACCGGTGGACAAGGTTTGCGTCTTGGTTCTAGCCTAGAAAGTAGTATAGCTGCCCCTCAAATGACTTCTGTTTTGCAGCCTCCTTCAGCGCTTGAAGCAGGTATGGATAAAGCTGTAAAGTTTGCTAAAGCAAATCCTTTTACTGCAATGACAGGTGCGTACATGGGTGCAAACATGCTGGGTCTTATGAATCCTTCCGGCGCTACGTTCAACGAAAGAACTTCTGAACGGCC